TGAGTGGTGAATTGGCTTGTGCTGGTGGAGCTTGTGAAATCAAATAAAGAGAATATAAAAACACCTACGGAGGGGGGGAGTGAACAACTTCCCCTCTCTTCTTTTTATATTGAAGAAGGAAAATATGTCTTTACTGAGGAGTTTCATAAACAAAGAGGTTCTTGTTGCGGTAATGGTTGTAGACATTGTCCTTATTTTCCTAAATACAAAAAAGGAAATACAACTATATTTATAGATAATGGCTAATGGTAAAACATATGGGTTAACCTTCCCCTTTGTAACTTCTTTCAACGGTAAGTATTTGGATTTGTCGGATTACTCTGCTGAGGAAATCCGAAGTAATTTAATTCACTTGTTATTAACAAGAAAAGGTAGTAGATATTTTTTACCTGATTTTGGTACTGGATTGTTGGAATACATTTTTGAACCTTTGGATGGACCAACATTTAAAAATATTGAATCTGAAATAAGAGATTCTGTACAAAGGTACATGCCTCAATTACAATTAACAAATATTAACATTAGTGCTCCAACAGGTGAAGCTGCAGGATTAACAGCAACTTCAACAGGTGGTGTTACTGACCCCCAAATACAAATGACAAATCAAAACGTGACTGAATATACCGCTACTGTAAGAATTGATTATGCCATTTCAAATGATGTATTTAACACTAAAGATTTCGTAATCCTGAATATTTAACATAAATGGCACAAAGAAAGATATCATATACCGTTAGGGACTTCCAAGCAATTCGTCAGGAACTTATCAATTATACAAGGACTTACTATCCTGAGTTGATTGATAACTTTAATGATGCTTCAGTTTTCTCTGTGTTTTTGGATTTAAACGCAGCCGTAGCCGACAACTTACATTATCATATTGACAGAAGTATTCAAGAAACTGTTCTTCAATATGCACAACAACGTTCATCAATTTATAACATTGCAAGAACATATGGATTAAAAATTCCTGGACAAAGACCATCAATAGCTTTGGTGGATTTTTCAATTACGGTTCCTGCCTTTGGTGATAAAGAAGATGAAAGATATTTGGGTACTTTAAGACGTGGTTCACAAGTATCAGGTTCAGGTCAGATATTTGAAAATTTATATGATGTGAATTTTGCGTCTCCATTTAATGCTGATGGATTTCCAAACAGATTAAAAATACCAAACTTTGACGCTCAGGGTAATTTGATTAATTATACAATTACAAAAAGAGAAACAGTTGTTAACGGTATTACAAAGGTATTCAAAAGAGTGATAACACCAAATGATGTTAGACCATTCTTTGAATTTTTCTTACCAGAAAAAAACGTATTAGGGGTTTCATCTATTATTCAAAGAGACGGTACAGCATATTCAAATGTTCCTACAGCACAAGAATTCATGGGTGCTCAGGGTAGATGGTATGAGGTACCGGCACTTGCTGATGATAGAGTGTTTATTGCTGACCCTTCAAAACCATCCGATGACCCAGCGATTAAAGTTGGGACATATATTCAAACACAAAATAGATTCATTACTGAATTTACACCTGAAGGATTTTTAAAGATTACTTTTGGTGGTGGAACAAACACGGCTGAAGACCAACTTAGAGAGTTTACAGCACTTGATGTTCCATTGAAGATTCAAAGATACCAAAACAATTCAATGTCTTTGGGTTCAGCTCCAACTGCCAATACAACAATATTTATCCAATATAGAATTGGTGGTGGACAAGCAACCAACTTGGGTGTAAATACAATCACTCAAATTGGGGCGGTTGATTTCTTTGTAAATGGTCCTTCAGATATTCTTAACACATCGGTAATTAATTCATTAACATGTAATAACGTAACTGCTGCTATTGGTGGGGCAGGTTATCCATCAACTGAAGAAGTTAGAAATTATGTAACATTTAACTTTGCGGCTCAAAACAGAGCGGTAACAATAAATGATTATGAAGCCATAATTAGAAACATGCCAGGTCAGTTTGGAGCTCCTGCTAAAGTTTCAATAACTGAAAATAATAATAAAATCAATATTAATGTTTTGTCTTATGATGCTACAGGTAATTTAACATCTGAAGTTTCACAAACCATGAAGAAAAATTTGGCGGAATATTTGTCAAATTATAGAATGATTAACGACTATGTTGCTATTGGAAGCGCTGAAGTTATTGATTTAGGTTTAGACATATCAATAGTGTTGGATGCGGCACAAAATCAGGGTGTTGTTATATCAAATGTTATTGATAGGGTGACAACATTCTTTAGTCCGACTGTAAGAGGTTTGGGTGAGAACATTGTATTATCTGAATTAAACAGAATTTTACAAGCTGAAAATGGTGTGTTAAGTGTTACTGATATTTCAGTATTTAATAAAGTTGGTGGTCAATACAGTTCAGCACAAACATCAATGCCATATGAAAACGCCGCAACAAAGAAAATTTCTTTAGTTGACAATACAATCTTTGCAGAACCAAATCAAATTTACCAAGTTCGTTTTCCTGCAAAAGATATTACGGTAAGAGTTAAAAATTACCAAACAACAAACTTCTCTTGATAATTTATTTTATTCATTCTTTAACTACTATTATAAAATAGTGTATAAACTATTTATGAAAGAAAGTAAAAGGAATGTCCAAAACTTATAGAATACGTACTGAGGTCGGTGTTGATAGACAAGTTAACATACAATTAGAACAAGACTTTGACCAATTAGAGATTTTATCTTTAAAAGTTAGGGGTGAAGATGTCTACACAAGAATGTGTGCGGACTATGGTGTAATTGTTGGCCGTGTTCTTGCTAATGGTGGGTACGGTGTTCCTAATGTAAAAGTTTCGGTTTTTATTCCGATAACTGAAGAGGACTTAACTAATGAAATCATTTATGATTTATATCCTTACCAAAGTATAAATGATGTAAATGTTGATGGTTATAGATATAATCTTTTACCTTACGAACAACAACATACAGGACACGTACCAACAGGAACTTTTCCAAGTAAAAATGATATTTTAACAAACCCAGCCTTAATTGAAGTTTATGACAAGTATTATAAATTCACGGTTAAAACGAACGGTAGTGGTGATTACATGATAATGGGTGTTCCAATTGGAACATATACTGTTGTTATGGATATGGATTTGTCTGACATTGGACCATTTTCATTATCTCCACAAGATTTAATTAGAATGGGAAGGGCAACTGCCGACCAATTTGATGGTGTGAACTTTAAAAGTTCCACTAACCTATTTGAATTACCACAAATTTTAACTTTAAATCAAAGTGTAAACGTACAACCATTTTGGGGTCAACCCGAAATTTGTCAAATTGATATTACAAGAACTGATTTTGATTTAAGACAATCAGGTATTAATATATTGCCAACAGCAATGTTCATGGGTTCTTTAGTAACCAACAGTAAAGATAATGCTTTACCAAAGAACTGTAAACCACCACAAAATTTAGGTAGTCTTTGTTCTTTAGAGACAGGACCTGGTGAGATTATTGGTGTAAGACAAACTATTTTTCAAGATACTGAAGGTAGACCAATATTAGAACAAGCCCAATTTCCACAAGGGGTAAAAACAATTGACAACGATGGAACATGGTTATTAGAAGTTCCAATGAATTTGGACTATGTAACTACGAATGAATTTGGTGAACAAGTTTTAAGTCCTGACCCAAAAATTGGTATTCCGACTAAAGGAAAATATAGATTTAAAATCAAGTATTCACAACCAGCCAACTTTGCAAAAGACGAAGTTAGACGAGCGTATTACTTAGTACCGAATATTAAAGAGTATGGTTGGGATACAGCCGACCCATATAATGACCCTATTTATAGACCTGATAATGATAGTGGATATCAAGAACTATTAGGTTCGTATTACTTTGGATTAGATTGGAGTGGATATACCAATCAACAAGACGCGATTGAATGTAAAGATACATTTTATGAATTTCAATATAATAAGGTATACACGGTATCTCAATTAATAGATGAATATAAAAAAGGTACTAATAGAAAAAAGTTTATTGGTATTAAAGAAATTACTAATACTGAATGTGAAAGTGAGAACAATAGATTTCCCGCAACAGATGGTCTTAGACAAAATTTTAGTATAATACCAACCTTAGTAACATATTTGTTATATGTTTCTTCATTAACAACTTTAGTATTATTACCTGTTGTACATATATTAGCGTTTATATGGCCAGCTATTAGATTATTAATAACAATTGTTTATGGTACTGTGTTATCACTTATTGCTACGATTTGTAGAGCGGTTAATTTGGTGAGTAAAAAAAGTAACCAAATTGAATGTCCTAAACCGGCAAATTTTCAAAACATTTTCAAATCGTTAACTAATCCATTTACTAAGATTACATTACCAAATTTAACATATCCTGAATGTCAGTTTTGTGAATGTAAACAAGAACCTGTACCACAAGACAATGATGAGTTAAGTGCGCTTCAAGAAGCTAGCGCACAAAATTCAATATCGTTAAACGCTGATTTTTTTGTGTATGACAATTGGAATCCAAGCCAATCTGATGTAAACGAACACAGAGAAGTTTTTGCTGGGTCAGGATTTAATACTGAAAGTATTAGGGTTCCAATAAGACAAGTAGATGGTAAAGATTTTGATTTCATAGATAAATTACCTACATGGGAAATCATTAACAAGTTCAATTTAAAATCAAAGTATTTTGATACAGACCCATACGCTGGTTCAAACAGAATTAAAGTTCAAATTGAACCAAAATATAATTCAAATACATTTCACTTTGATAATATTATGGCGGTATTTGTTGACCCAGATACCCAAACTTTTTTTGAATCAGGACAGTTAATTTCATTTCAAGAATTAACAAAATCAACCGACCCAAATACAAGTGGTGCAACAGATACTATAGATACAGGTATTACAGGAACAACAAATGTTGGAAAAAGTGTTACTATGACATTTGCAAATCCAACATCACCAAGTTCATCAAATAGTGTAATATACAATTTCCCTACAGTACCTAATGAAGTTAAATCTTACAAGTTTCCAACTGACATTGAATATTTTCAAGTTATTACTGGTGTAACTTATACTGATTTTGTTAATCAAAATGCCGCTTACGCTCCTGGACCATCAGTTTGTAATTATATTTTTTATACAGTAACAAATAATACAAAAAACCCAATTATCATAAATTATACTGATAATAATGGTAATTCACAATCAATTACTGTAGGTGTTTACATAGATAATGACACTAACACTACGTATGGTGCACAAACATCTTTTTGTGCTTGTGAAAACAGTCTAACATCATCTAGTAGTTTTACAATTGATAATCAAGAATCATGTTCTATTCCACCACAAGCTGGTTCGGTTTTACCAGGAAATTTATTAAGTCAATTAACTCAACAAATTGAATTGTTTAGGAATGATGGAAAGGACGGACATGATTTTTATAACTCATATATTGGACAATGGATTGGTGGTGAAATTAGTTTAATCTTTATGGTTAGAGGTGTTGACCCACACAGTGGACGTAAATCAATCAAATATGATTTATCAAGAATTTTTGGTTACAGTAGTTACGGTAAAAAAGTTATTAGTGGTGATTTTTACATGAACGTACCCGTTCAAGCAGGATTAAAAACTGTTAGAAATAGTGAATTAACAAATAATTTACAAATTAATTCAAATGGTTATTTGTATTTTGAGTCCTT